TTAATAAGCGGTTTTACTATGGGGCATGGTCGGGGCATTTACAGTTATGCTTTTGTTCAGGATAGACAACTGATCCGCGTCGTTTTCAGACATCCATTTACCGTAAACTTGATACACCATCCTCGCGTTAGCGTGACCCATTTGCCCGGCGATAAAGTTAGGGTTAGCTCCTGCAGAAAGAGCCCAGCAAGCATAAGTATGTCTGGACTGATAAGCTTTTCTGTGACGAATTCCCGCACGCCGCATAGCCGAGGCCCAGCTTTGGTTCAGTGAGCCTGTGGCGTAGTTAATCCCACAATGAGGGTTTTTAGTGTACACGGCAGGGCTGAAGACGAACGTGCACTTATCCAGTCGCTTTTTACCGTATTCGCGTAGAGCGACACTGATATCATGCTGCTTACCAAGTCTTGTAAGTTCCGCTTGATCTCGTAAGACAGCAATAGCTGCATCAATCAGCACTATTTTCCTGTCTGTTCCGGCGTCAGTTTTAGGAGGAGTAAAGTTACGGGCGGCAGTGTAATTCCTTGTGACAGAGATAGTACCAGCCTTGAGGTCTACATCTTCCCAAGCTAAGGCACATATTTCACCATGTCTCATGCCGGTGAATACAGCCAGACTCCAGAGATTTTTAAGCTGCCGATTGTCACAAGCTGCGATAAGCCGCTCAAACTCATCTTTCGTTAATGGGTCTGGTTCTGATTTCGATCTTTTTAATGAGGTTATATTTCGCATGGGATTTGTAGATATATAACCATTATGGCTGGCGAACTCTAATACCCCGTTTATAACACGCATATAGTAATTTACAGTCGAGGCGGTACGGCCTTTAATCGGTTTTGTATGCCAATGTTTAGGGCGCTGGAAACCCAGAAGTAATTCTCTACGCAACGAGAGCAAAAATTCTTGGTTTATTGAGGCGATAAGCGTATCTGCGCCAACATATGGCATAACGTTCTTAATAGATGCTTTGTAACGCACGTAGGTATTCTTGCAAACATCGATTTCTTTTAACGAGAGCCATTTCTCACTGAGAGTAGCGAAATCGATGTTTGGTTTAGCTAAACCAAAGCGTGCCAAGTGACGTGAGTCTGGGAACTGTGCGGCATAATCAAACGTGCCCGTTTTGATGGCATAGCAAATCGCATTACGAAGCTCGCCCGCTTTTTTACGATTCTTAGGGGAGTCAGGGACTCCCAAGTTTTCCCTGACTCTTACTCCTTTGTAGATAAACCAGATGCGAAGCTTCCCACCGTGATTTTCCACGCCGGTTGGGTACTCAATCATTACGTCTCCTTTTTACTAAGTTCACTTAAGCTATATAACGGCGCGGCTTTGCCATCGCCTGTCGTTCAATCCAACGATCTATCTCTTCCAGGTTATAAAAGCAGGGGCTGTTATCCCAGGGCTGACCATCAGGCGCGACATGTATGTACTCTTTGCCTTCCAGGAAGCTTTGCTCTCTTGCTCTTTTCAACGTTCCTTTCTTGAACCCTTTAAGTGCAATAAGCTGTTCTTCCGCAACCCATTTCCCAGGCGATACAATCATCACTACTTCACTCATGAAATCCTCCTCGGCCCGAAAGCCGTTATAAAAATACAAAAGTTAACTCACTACTTAAAAGCGGGGCGTGGGCACGGTTGTTATTGCGGGATCACTTCATCGTAAGCCGCATCTGGTTCGCTTTTCTCCGCGCTAGAAGGAGCCGGGAATTCGTAAGGAGCCCCTTCCAGTTGAAGCCATAGAGCGGAGCGGGCCGCTTTGATGGTCAGCCAGTCCATGCCCTTAATTCGCTCCCAGGAGCGAGAGCAGAACACCTGTTCCAGAAGGTCGGCTTTAGCGCGTTTAGCGTCGTTACTGGTGCCGCCATGATGTTTATTCAGCAGCTCGACAATCTCATCGAGGGCGATCTCTTTCGCACGTTTCTCTTTTTGCCATGTCGGCAAACCATCATCGGCAAACAGCTCGCCATTATCGCGAGAGGTATCCACGCCTAAATGTGTTCCGCCCAGGTTAAGGAACTCAATGTGCGGCAGAAAGTGTTTAAAGGTCGGGTTCGCGAATGTCTGGCCGTCGATGCGAGTAGAGCGGTCCTTAAGAATGCGCGCGGTGCGCCATACCTGCCCGGATTCCAGATCCATTTGCTTTTCCATTTGGATCAAAATCGAGGGTTCATAACCAGTCTCGGTTTCGGCCTTCATTTTGATGCCGGTTTTCTCTAACTGGCGCTTTCCGTCGTCGCTCTCGAAAAAGTCATATTCATAGCCCGCACGGCCACACATGATGATGTGAGCCTGGCTATTAACGAAACGGTCAGTAAAACGCCGCCATTCCTGTTTCAGCCACGCCCAGTCTGAGAATTCAAGGCCACGCTTACGTTTGCGGCGGGTTGCGTACTCATCACACAAGCACGTCCAGAAATGGCTGATGGAGTCGATGATGAGGACTGAGCCGCTTTGTTCCGCTTCATTAACGGCGGCAAGCAGATCCACAAACGCGCGCGTTTTAGCTGTATAAAGCTCAATGTTCTCTGCATCGAAGCGGGGTTTAACCCAATCCGAACCGGTTTCGGTATCAAGAAACATTACCGGCTTATCACCCATTGCAAGCCCACGCTGGCGCATCAACAGGACGAGGCCGATCGCCAGTTCGCTGGCAGTGTAAGTTTTGCCGTCTCCGGCAAAGCCCATGATTCCGGCTTTAAGGAAAGCCTGTGTATTAGTGGCTCGTTGGAAAAGGGCCATTTCATCCTCTCCTCAAATCCATGTTTAATGCTGTCTGTTTGGCCGCGAGCGTTTCGGCGGCGTACCGCAGAAACTCCGCTGCCTTTTCCTGAAAATCCACATCATCGAAGGTTGCAGTAAGGGCGGCTTTATCCGCTTGGGTGTTGCTGAGTAGAACGTGAAGATGATGAAACTTAATCTGGCGATCATATAAGTCGGCCAGCTCTGCTTCTTCCTCTTCCCGAGCTATTTGTATGTAGTGGTCTTGCCATGCGCGCTCTTCGATACGGTCATGCATGAAATACGCGTTCACGATTCCTCCTGTAAAAGGGCGTAAAAATCCCCGGCGCCTTTTTAGCCGCCAATTACAAAGGTTTGATTAATGTCTGAAAGGGTGGGTCAGTGGGTTAGGGGATTACCGAACCCATCAAGAAACACTTCGACTACACGATCAGTAATGCGGATTTGCTCGCGCATTGAGTGAAGGTAAACGTGTTTACCGCGGATCGCTGAGACTCGATAAGCGCAACCATCGCGGAGCGCCATCATTCCAGGTTCAAGGCATTGCCTGATTACCGGCATAGTACCGTAGTGTTGATTAATCATCTTCTCCCTTGCCGTTATCGCCCGGCTGGCGGAACGTTTTGCTAAGTATCACTGAGCCGTGATTGCTGTTGATGGAGTTAATTTAGAATAACCTAAGTATATTCGTCAATATTATTTTGTAGGAAAACCTAAATTAGAGGGCAAAATTTAGCTAAGTTTTTGATAAACTTAGCTTTTGGCGGGTTAAGTTTTAGAGGAGTATTTTGAGCTTCTTTTTCTTGCTTTGAGTAGTTCTTGATAAAGCCTGTTGTAATTATCTACGCGAGCGCGCATTTCCTCCAATTGTGCCCGCTGTTCTGATTCAGGTAACGCCTCATAGAGTTGCAGCAATTCCTTCTGATCTTCCCGCAGGTCGCTCGATAACGCTTGTGGCTCATCAGGCTGCTTATCCTCGTCGCCAAACAGCAGCCAGGTGGGTGAGCATTGCAACGCTTGGCTTAAGGAAAACAAACGTTTCCCGGCCGGTTGAGTCTCGTCTCTTTCCCATTGAGAAATGGTGACATGCGCGACCTTGACTAGCTTACCTAAAGCAGCCTGAGACAAGTTCAGTTCTTTTCGCCTTGCCAGAAGGCGAGCACCAAAAGTTTGTTTTTCCATATTAGGTAATTCTAATTTTTCTTGACTTAGGTTTCTCTACAATCTATTTTTCTTAGGAAAAACTAAGGAGGTCACACTGTGCGCAAAGAAGATGCCATCAACTTTTTTGGCAACAAAACCAAGCTTGCAGCCGCGGCAGGGGTAAAAGCTCCCTCCGTTTGTTCTTGGGGGGAATTAGTGCCTGAAGGGCGAGCAATGCGTTTGCAAGAAGCGTCTGAAGGAAAGCTGAAATATGACCCTAAGGTTTATGACGCATACAGACAAATCAAACGCTCATCTCGATCTGATTAACTACAAAAAATTAATGGATTTAAATACATACGCAACTGTTTTAACAAGAGAAGTATCAAATATGAACATCGCAAATGAAAGCACAACGAATAAAGCAATGCAGATTGAAACACGTATCAGAAGTGGGATATCTGCGCTTGGAGTAGCGCAGGTTGCCAAGAAAATGGGCATTCACCATTCTCAAATTAGCCGGATGCAGACCGGGAAAAATTGTTTTGTTGAGCGTGCTGCCAGATTGCTGGCGGTAATTGGATTTGATGATTGTGAAGAGACGGTAATCATCAAAGGCGAGCAGACAGCAGAGGTGGCGAAAGCGCTGATCTCAATGCTTGAACATTTAAAAGGCGAAACCCCGAACTGCTGCAACAGTTCCGGGGCTTCTGAGTGCAAATAAAGCGTCCATTTGCGAGGTTATTATGCCAAGAGCTTTGAAACCTGTAAACGCTGGCACTTGCCGGTTGGGTGAAGTTGTTCAGTTATACCCTGAAAAACGGGAGGTCTGTGAACGTGTGGCTGACTTAGATAACGGGTTTACCCGAATCGCAAATGAGCTACTGGAGGCTGTTATTGTTGCCGATTTAACGGCGCGACAGTTGAAAGTTGTGCTGGCGGTAATGCGTAAAACTTACGGGTTCGGCAGGGCGCTGGATCGCATTTCTAATGTGCAGATTGCCGAGGAAACAGGAATTCATCATACCCACATCTGCAAGGCAAAAAATGAGCTTATCGCGATGAACATACTTGTTTCATCGGGTAACCAAATTGGCATTAACAAAGTCGTTTCAGACTGGAATACAGGTATTAGCCAAAACAGCAAAACATTAGCCAAAACAGCTAATACAAGTTTAGCTGAATCAGCTAATACCACAAGCAATGATAGATTAGCCAACTTGGCTAATAAAACATTAGCTGACTCGGCTAATAAAACATTAGCCAACTCGGCTAAACACAAAAGAAATAAAAATAAAATATATATAACCCCCCTAACCCCCCAGGGGGGAAAGGCGAAATTTAACCCGCTTGAGGTCGATCTGCCTGACTGGCTCGATCCGGCTGTCTGGCGTGAATGGGTTCAGTACCGCGCCGAGAGCAAAAAACCGATCAAGTCCATGCTGACCGTGACGAAGGCCATCAAGCTGCTGAGCCAGTACCGGGATGCTGGCGATAATCCGGCGGAAGTGATTAACCAGTCCATCGCCAACGGCTGGCAGGGTTTATTCCGCGTCAAAGCGCCCGGACGCGCCGTAGCCCCGGTTAACGCTGGTCACGTTCCGCACTGGAACAGCCCGGAAGCCTGGGAGGACGTGTTTTGAGCCAGCAACTGATTCAGGCCATCGCGCAACGCGACAACCGCACGATCTCCCGGTTGGCAGGTAAATACCATCCGGCGCCGGAGCGCCCCGAGCAGGGCGTAGTAAACACCGAGGCTGAGCGTCTGGTTGATGCGCTGTTTCGCCAGCTCAAGCAGGTATTCCCTGCGGCAAACGCCACCAGCCTGCGCACCGAGGCCGACGAGGCCGCAGCAAAGCAGCAGTGGATCATCGCTTTCGCCGAGAACGGCATCACCCGACGCGAACAACTGGCCGCAGGCATGAAGCGAGCACGCGCCAGCCTTTCCCCGTTCTGGCCGTCGCCGGGGCAGTTTATCGACTGGTGCCGGGAAGGCGAACTGGAGCAGGCCGGGCTGCCATCTGTAGCCGAACTGCTGGCAATGGTACGCACCTATTGCGCACGGCGTGGATTTTACGCATCCCCAACGGATTACCCGTGGCAACACCCGGCTCATTACTGGCTTGTTACGGGGCTCTATAGCGGTATGCGCCTTAACGGCTGGACAGAGCAGGAGCTGTCCGAACAGGCAAAGGTGGAGCTAGGGAAGATGGCAAAGCGCATCGGTAACGGGGAAACCATACCTAATCCGGTGCCTCTGATTGAACAGCCCAGACCGCAACCAGTTTCTCGTGAGAGGGGGTTGGAAATCATAGCTGGAATTAGAAGCAACATTTTAAAGGGCTTGCGCTAAGTGTTACGCCGATCGTCCTGTATTGGTAGATAAATAATGAAAATTTTGTGTGCTCCTTTAGATTAGGAGATAATTAAACTGATCGAGATCAATAAAAAATACATTCGGCATATTACTGTGTGGTAACTGTGCACTAAAGCGTTCTGCGTATAAATGGGTGGGCTGAAAATGAATTATATCGTTATGCTAATGATGAATAATAAAGAAAGAGGAAAAGAATAATTTTAAGATAAACCATTTCAATACCTAAACTTGCTCTTGATAAAAAAACAGCGAACCCGCTTGAAGCAAAGAAGTTAGAGAAGATAGCTGAGGTTAAAGAAAAGTATGGGCTCAAGGTTACCTTATGAATCCATCTGTTTTAATTTTCTATGCATACTTTGGAGAAAATCCATTGTTTTCTCGTTTTCATGCGTGTCATGCGGTTGATTTTAATGAATACATGTGAACTCCCGGGTTACTAATAACAATTCAACATGGTTATGATAACTTGATCACACTTTGCTGTTTTTTTGAACTTACATTTCAGCAAGGAACTCTTAAAAATTATTGATAACTGTAAAATAACATTGCGAAATCATGGGTAAAATTATATAAATGACGATTTACAGACACTCTTAAATGGAATATTCACATGGCAAAAAATTTAACTCTGACTAAGCTGCATTCTATTAATGTGAAGTGTTTTCGAGGGTTGCGGGATGTCAACATAGACTTCGGCAAGAGAATTACAGTTATTTGCGGGAAAAATGGAACATCAAAATCAACTATTTTAGGAATAGTTGCACAAATTTTTAATTTTACAAAAGATTACTCTAAAAAACCGGAAGAGTCACTTGGTTCATTCCGAACTTTAACAAACAAAAGATTCAAATCACCCTTTAGTGAACATTTTAGATTTTCAAGTACATATGACCTACCGGGAACTATGGATGTTAAGATAAAACTTTTTGATGGAGCCTTTAATAAAGAGCTTGAGAATCTTCGATTAGGCTTAGTTAACTCTGAATCCCATAGTAAACCGAGGCCAGTTGTAAGGGGGAATGATGCTGATCCTGAAATAAACCATAGTAGAAACGTTACTCACCCAGTAATTTATTTGAGCCTGCAAAGACTTTTACCAATAACTTTACGAGCAGAATATAGTGCTCGCGACATAGAATATGTTATAGCTAATAAAGATGAAATAATGGCTATGAATCGCCGCCTACTTATTAAAAATAGCGGTGCAAACGTAACTACTACTACAGGCACAATTGATTCTCTTGTTGTTCATGGGGATAATTATGACCATGAATCAGTGTCTGTTGGTGAAGATAATGTCGGACAAATTATACAGTCCATATTTTCTTTCAAAAGATTGATGGAGCAGTATGAGAACTACCATGGAGGGATATTATTAATTGACGAGGCTGATGCTGGGCTTTTTCCGGCAGCACAGGTTGAATTGATAAAAATCCTTACTAAAGTCGCCAGAAATTATGGGTTGCAAATAATAATGACCTCACATTCACCTGTTTTGATAGAAGAGGTTTATAAGCTAAGCCAAACCGCTCCTGCAGATTATAGTACCGTATACTTAACGGATACATATGGTCCTATTCAAGCAAAAAATAACCTCTCATGGCCTGAAATAAATGCCGACCTTTTGGTTGAAACAATAAAAGTTAAAGATGACATATCTCTTCCAAAGGTAAATGTTTATTTTGAAGATAGAGAGGCGTACGATTTTTTAAAGCAACTGGTTACTGAGAGAAACATTAATAAAATATTAAATCCACTTAAAGATATTAATATAAGTTGTGGTACTCTATTTGACTTGATGGCTAGGAAAATACCTGAGTTTGTTACAAAAAGTATTGTCGTATTAGATGGGGACGTCATTGCAGATAGAAGTCCTAATGCTAAAAAAGCGAAGCAAGAAAAAAATCTTTGTATTTTACCTACAAACTTGCCCCCAGATCAGTTAATATTCGAGTTTTTATATAATTTAGAGCCTAGTGATGAGTTCTGGAAGGGTAATAACGGATTTACGCAGGTGCTTTTTAGAAGGATTAGTGCGGATATCATTGATAAGCTTAAGCTTGGCGATGCCCCAATCTCATTAAATGATTATATAGCCGATTTCAAAAAAGGTAAGAATGAGGATAGTATAAAAGGGGTAATAAGGACACTGTTCAAAGAATTCGCTCACAATAGCTTATTTTTGTCCCTAGTTAATGGACCAGTCGCTAAAAATCCTTACAGATATTGGATAAAACATCATCCAGAAGAGGCTGCTCAATTTAAAGATAATTTCCGTAAAAATTTATTGCATGTTCTTATAAATGGGTATGGGGTAGAATCAGCAATAGCAGCAGGTTATCTTTCATCTAACAAGTGATTGAAAATTAAGGCGATTATCATATGGCCATAATCGCCGAATTTTGTTATACTTACTCGTCATTTTTTAGAGGTGCCATATGCGTTTTGCGACTCCACTACGTTACCCCGGCGGGAAGGGTAAATTATACAATTTTATGAGCAAAGTTATAGAGCTTAATAAGCTACATAATGTTCATTATGCAGAGGCTTACGCAGGTGGCGCCGGGTTAGCATTGAAACTCCTTTCGAATGGAAATGCGCAAAAAATTTATTTGAATGATGTCAATCGGGCAGTCTATTCATTTTGGTTCGGTGTTTTGTACCAAACAGATGAATTATGCAATTTGATCAAGTTCACTGAAGTTAATATGGATGAATGGCATCGACAAAAAGACATAATGGCCAATATGATGTCGGCTGATACTTTGTCTTTGGCTTTTTCAACATTCTTTTTAAATAGAACAAATAGATCTGGGATTTTGAAAGGTGGAGTAATTGGTGGAAAGCATCAGGATGGGAAATGGAAACTTGATGCAAGATTTAATAAGGATGAGTTGATTTCAAGAATTAAACTCATAGCAAGTTTGAAGGACAAGATTGAAATATCTAATTTAGATGCAGATGACTTCTTATCAAATGTTGTTCTTAACCTGCCCGCTAAATCCTTGTCATACTTTGATCCGCCTTATTATATTAAGGGGAAAGGGCTCTATGAAAATCACTATAATCATGATGATCATGTCCACATTGCCAATAGGATTCAACAAGAGATGGAAACTCCTTGGATAGTATCATATGATAATGTTGAACCTATTCAGAAGATGTATAATTCATCTAAGGGTATGTCGTACGGTATTAATTATAGTGCTCAGGATCGTTATAAAGGTGCTGAAGTGATGTATTTTAGCAAAGGTCTTAAAATTCCTCGGTGTACCGACCCTGTAAAATTAAAATGATTGCGCCCATTTTTTGGTTGAAATTTATTTCACCTATATGGGGGTTGTAATAGACTAATGCTCGTCAGAATTAGCAACTATTACCAGATAAGTGCGCTTAGGTAGCTAACCATGGCGCAACTATATTTGATTAAGGTCACAAGCATTGATCTATTGTATACAATGCTCGCGTTATGTTACATCAGTTATAATGCTCGCAACGTGTAATTTTAACGTGACTTTTGCTCTCGATTTTTTTGCTCAGGTTTTAATTGAAATCACATGCATTAGTAATGATGATTTTTCTAAGATCATTGAATTATCAGTTAACCCGTTTTTGCTTGTTGCATAATGCCGCTTACTTCTTAATAATTTTAAGCTCATAATTAATCAGGCCTGATTACTTTCTTTTTTGTTACATCCGTTGTCTTGGAGATTAACAGGTGAAAGTAGTTAACTTAGAGCTTCCTGAAAGCGGTTTAGTCATCATTGATTGCGAAAAGAAGAAAATAATTACAGCCATAGCTCCGCAGAAAATACCGCCTGGGAAAAACAAATCATCTCTTCGCGTACTTCTTACTAGAGAAAATCATAATTATTGGCGATGTATTTTTTTAAGAAAAAATGAATTCGTTTGCTCTTTGAAGTCGCTTAAAGATATTATCACAATGGTGGCAAAAAAGGATGATTCTAACTTTTGGTTGAAGTAAAATAGTTACTCAAGCCTGAACAGCTTGCTAAGTAACACTGTGCCATGCAAGGGAATTTATGGCGCAGATTGATTTTAAAAAACTCTCCATCTTTGCACTGATCGCAGCGTCGATTGCGGCCAGTGCTCTCGCGTATCCAGCGTTCGACCTCTACGGAGGTGCGGCGTGAACTTTCCCAAAGACGGCATCCGCCTTCACAAATCCAACTTCGCTTCCATCGGCCAGCAATTGCAGCCGCTACTGGCTAATGGCGATTGCTACCGTCTGATCATCAGACCGTGGCGCGAAACTCGCAGCCTTTCACAGAATGCGCTGGCGCATATGTGGTTTGCTGAAATCAGTGACTATCTCATTAAGCGGGGCAAAACCTTTGCTTCCCCGGGGTGGGTTAAGGACGCGCTGAAGCATTCCTATCTCGGTTACGAACGCCGTGAGATGACCGACGTCATTACCGGCGAGAAAACCACAATCAGTTCCCTCCGTCATACCTCCGATCTCGATACCGGCGAGATGCATTTCTTTCTCTCGCAAGTTGAGGCTTGGGCTCTGAGCATCGGTTGCCGTCTCACTATTCCTGAGGACTGTGAATATGCGCAGCTCCGGGCAGAGCAGGAGGCTTAATCATGCGTATGGGATGGTTTGAACACTCGGATTGCACCGCAGAAGAGGCCGACGAGCTGCTTCGCCAGTATCGCAAACGCGGTATGAAAGCGGAGCGGTCTCTGTCTGCTGACTGTAAGACGTTCGTTGTTCGCGTGCTGCTGCCGGAAAGCAAATATCCGCCACGGCAGGACACTACATTTCAACAGCGGATGTGGAGGTGAGTGTGAAGAGTATTTATCGAAGCGCTAAATGGCTGGCCGCCGTTCGCCAGTTAGATTGTTGCGTCCTTTGCCGCCGCTGGGGTGTACAGGCGGCACATCGCAACGAGGACAAAGGCATGGGCCTTAAGGTCGATGACAGCCTGACGGCAGCGCTCTGTGTTGACTGTCATCATGCTATCGATAACGGCAGCGAACTGACAAGAGAGGAGCGTCACGCACTAATGGACCGCGCCATCGTGCTTACGCTTCGGGAACTGACGCGGCGCGGTCTGGTGGTGCCCAAATGACGAACACCTATGAATTCACATTGCCGTATCCACCAAGTGTTAACGACTACTGGCGGCGTGGAAATGGCATTACCTACATCAATAAGAAAGGCCGCGAGTACCGTCGGGCAGTGCAGGAGATCCTGCATATCCTCAAGCTCGACATAAACACCTCTGCGCGGCTGAGGCTGCGCATTATCGCGAACATGCCTGATAAACGCCGCCGCGATATCGACAACATTCTCAAAGCGGTCTGCGACTCACTAGAGAAGGGCGGTTTCATGCAAAACGACTCGCAAATAGACGAACTAAAAGTGGTACGCGGGGAAGTTATTCCCGGTGGACGTCTGGGTATTAAAGTCACGGAGATTGAAGAGTGATAGCACAGGATTACGAATACATCCGTCAGCAACTCATTACTGCGACCGCTGATTTAAGCGGGTCAACCAAGGGGCAACTCGTTGCGTTCGCAGAAAACGCTCAATTAGCCACGAACCGCTTCAAGCGAAAGCGCCTGAAGGTTAGGGATGGGGAAACCGGGGAGATGATCACCTTACATAACCCACCCGTACCGGGAGTGCAGTCCCGAGCTAAAGGTTCATCAATCGCGCTGGTGCTTCCCGTCGAATACGCTACCGCGAGCTGGCGTCGGGCTGTACTGGCGCTTGATGAAGTCGAATGCGCCTGGCTGCTGTGGTGTTACTCCGAAAACATGCGTTATGCACATCAGGTCGAGATAGTACGCTGGGGATGGGAGACTTTCAGCGAGGAACTCGAGGGACAACGCATCGTCGGTAAGACACTGGAGCGTTTGCGTGCGTTGGTATGGCTGGCGGCGCAGGACGTTAAACGCGAGTTACGAAATGAGCCACAAGGCTGCTACAAAGCCCAGGAGCTGGCGCAGATGGTTGGGGTAACAAAATCTACGTGGTCTGAAGGATATGCCGCACGGTGGGCGCAAATGAGAGCCAATTTTCTGTATCTGGATAAGAGGGCCGTAATAGATGCAGCAAAAACACGTTCGATGCAGAAGGTGGCAAATTACAAACAAGTTATTGCAAAACCGAACTAAAACCGGTAAATTTATCTACATTATGTTATTTTGCCTCTGTTGTATCTAACCCGCCTTGTGCGGGTTTTTTGTTTCTGCGACATATGCCATCGGATAATATGGCTTCCATTACCGATACCTTCAGAGGCAACAAATGGCACTGGTATTTATTCCGGCTCTCATCGTTTTACTTACCGCAAAAGAGAAAGAACTCGGTCGTGAGTTGACGCAACAAGAGGTTGAGACACTGCGCGATAATGCAGTCGGTATGGTAATGCCTGACGATATCGCTTTAAAAATGAATGAGAGCCGTGGTTATCCTGACGTTAACCCAGAGAACGTCTGGCATGATTGGCTTTCCTACAAAAACTCTTTTGACGTCCAGTAAAGAGATACGCTCCTGCTCCTTAACATAGGCACGTTCTATAACCGCCCTGTTGTTTGGGTATAGAGCTTTTTGTGTGAGAGGTGGCCTTTTCATGTTATCTGGCGTTCCAACTTTGCAAACGTGCCGGAAATTAAAAGTTGATAATAATCACGATATGAAAATAAAACCTTTTTCGTTAATGCCCGCGATCCTTTTCGTCCCAGGACTTGCTACTTTTAAAGCGCGCCCCTCACATGGTGCAAATAATTAGCTGTAGCGAATTCTTCCGGTATTGAGTGCCGAGTCCATCTTAATTGTTAAAATTGAGATGTGCCGCACCTGACCAACTCAGGGGAGAATAGTACGTTACAGAACAAGGGCTATGGAGCGTCCTGAAGTCACGCATGTTGCCAGTTCTGCCGAACTGGCTTTTTTTTGGGTAAAATTTTATTTATCGGTAATGGCTTGAAAATTTAGGGCCCAATGCTAAATTTTTGCCATCGTTGCATTGGCATGCGCGATAGACATCCAACAATTTTAATGGTGAATCCCCCTGTGCGGCGGGGCATTACTGGCTAAGTCCAAGGGTGAGCAGCATGCGAGACTTTGTTGCCAGTCAAAGTCTCACCGGGAAGCACCCGGCACTATTATTTATGAGGTTCCTTTTAAGGCCAGCTTGTCCGAGCTGGCTTTTTTTTGCCCTTTTCCTTATCTCCGTTCCACTCCTGTCTTAACACAGAACACTTCCCTGAACAGAGGAGGTGAGAGTATGTATCAAATGGATAAATTAACGACAGGCATTGCCTATGGTACATCTGTAGGTAATGCCGGGTTTTGGGTGCTCCAGCTCCTCGATAAAGTTTCCCCATCACAGTGGGCGGCTATTGGTGTACTCGGCAGCCTGGTATTCGGTTTCCTTACCTTCCTGACCAACCTCTATTTCAAACTCAAAGAAGATCGGCGTAAAGCCGCAAGGGGAGAATAATGTCCCCGGCATTAAAACAACGAATCGTCGCAGCTGTGGGCGGTGGGGCTATTGCCATTGCCACCGCAATGGTTGCTGGTAAAGACGGCTTAGAAGGGCGCGAGTATGTGCCTTATCGGGATGTGGTTGGCGTTCTTACGGTCTGTGATGGACATACCGGCAAAGACATTATTCCGGGAAAGCGTTACACCGATGCCGAGTGTGATGCGCTTACCCAAGCTGATATGACACATATCGCTCGCCAGATTGATCCGCACATCAAAGTAAACACTACTGATACCCAACGCGCCGCTATCTACTCATTTGCCTATAACGTCGGCCCCTCAGCAGCTATCAAATCTACTCTGATGAAAAAGCTTAACGACGGTGATTATGTCGGGGCATGTAACGAGCTTAAGCGCTGGATTTACGCTGGGGGCAAGAAGTGGAGAGGGTTGATGAGCAGGCGAGAAGTTGAACATCAGGTTTGCATGTGGGATCGGTAATGAAGGTCATTGGAAAATTTGTAATCTATGTACTGCTTTTTATGCTCACGGGTTTACTTTCCTGGCGCGCTGGCTGGAATGCCCACTCTGATTACGTAAACGCGATGGCGGCAAGAAAGAAAGCAAAAGCTGAAGATATGATTCGTTCTTCTGAGATTAAAGCTGCTCGCACCAGTCACGAAGGAAAAATCGTTTACCATGTTATCAATCGTGATGTAATTAAATATGTCCAGTCTCCAAATCGTACTGTGTGTAAGTTTGACAATGATGCTGTGCAGTTGCGGCAGCGCGCCATTGACGCTGCCAATTCCCTCAGCGGATTTGATGGAGCCCCCATGCAAAGCAAGTAATGCTGGTAGAAACAGTGACGAAGATTTACTGGCTGATGTAGAAACCGCAAAGTGCTTAAGACAGTTAAGGCTCGACAAATACCGATGGCAGGCTTGGTATAATTCTCTTAAATAGGCGCATTTATGAGCTATAAACCCCTATTTTTTGCTTTTTTATGGTCTTTATTGTGGGTAATCACCTGATAAAGCAAGGAATTATCTGACATGGTGCGCATATCCTCTGCCTTAAATTAATTCCCCCTATTAACGTCCAAAAATAGCCAATCTACGATACATTGATTGTTACTATCAATTGTTTTAAAATTTTCGATAGTAATTTCCGATTTGGTGTTAAGCTTCGTGTAACTTCGGTTCACCTGCCAACACCAGATGAGGGTATTGAAGCCAGTTTAATTGGCCGAACGTCGACATTTTCCGGTGGCACCTGAGTGTTGACTTCGTTAAGCCCAGCTAAGCGATAAACAAAGGCCACGCTTTTGCGTGGCCTTTTCTGTAACGAGATGGGTTTTCTCTAGCTCATGTTCGCTGGGAATAATTATGAATGATGTCATGCTCTTCGGTGAGAGCTGGAATGGCGAAATTTTGACGATAGCAAATCGTGCAAGAGCCATTCACCATATACCCATTAAACACGAAACCAGAACCGTTACATTTTTTATCACAACATACATATCTGATAGCGGCATACCTTATCTTATCGGTATCTCTGAACTAGAGCCTTCGCAGGAAGATATTGAAAAGGCCATCGTGATTTATTCACCTAGGGGTACGTCTTTTCCGAAGTACTAGACCCTTTTAAAGGCCTTTGTCGCTCGATAGTGAAGAGGTGAGCTTGAGGAGTCCAGATACGTCAAGTTCAGGATCTTTTTTATCTAGAGAGGCTGCGATTGACAGTAGCGCGTTGAACTGAGTTAGCAAAACTGTCGTTTCGGATTTGAAAGAATTATCTTCCGAGTCCAGTGCTGCGTTGATTGCTTGCTTAACGGATTCAATCATTTCCTCAAAACTGCCACCTTTACCAATCGTAATTAACATCGCACTTAAGAGCAGAGCTTGAGCTTCTACCTACGCAGTCAGCTGCTTCGCTTCTGCATCCATTTTCGAAATCTTTGCAAGCATGCTGTAAATCACGTTTTTCATGAAGATCTCCTTTTCTTTAGTTCACATTAACAACGCAGTTAATGAGGACAATCAACTTTTTCCTAATATTTTCAGGAAGCTGGATATATTCTGCATCTTTTGGGGTGAGGTACTTCACATAACCATAAGCAACTTAAATGGAACTTAATTGTGAATTAAAGCTGAATAAAGATGGTATGGAAGATACTAGTCCCACCACAGGGATAAGCGGCCGTAAGTTGTAAGAAGTTGCGGCCCAGCACAACCTGCCCAGCAAACGGTACGTTCGATGCAACCAGCATGGATGATGTAACCCGCCCTGGCTTACTGACTCAGCTGAACGGGATTATTTCACCCTCAAAGAGCGAATCGGCACCATCACAGGGCAAGTAAATTTCTTGCAGCAGTCCATCAAAGAGCAGTGTTTAAGATAAAAAAAGCCTCTGTATGATCAGAGGCTGAAATGGTGATGCAAGGGAACAGCTTTCTTTTAATAGTTATCTGGGAGCCCGGTCAGGACTGAATGTCGTCTGGAGTGCGCTGGACAACAATCTCTAATGCGTTGCGGAGGATATCTTTCTTTACCTCGTTATGCTCAACCTGAAGTCTGTAGATCAAAGCAAGGATGATATCTTTATTGGTAACACTGTTTTTTTTTGCAGTCAGTTCTAAGCGGATTTCTGAGATGATAACTTTTTCGCAAAGGTATTGATCGCCATTAGCAGCAAAGTAGTCGACAAGCTGAGAATCTGCGGATACTGAGGGTGCCATATGTAGCCTCATAATTTAAGAATATTAGAGACTGTTCATTGCCTCGTAGGGAAGTTACAGTCTGATCGGATGTGAACACATCAAAAAAGGACCTCTGAAGGTGGAAATCCTTACACCTTCAGAGGCGATGCAAAGCATCATTCGTTACTTACGGTGATATACCGTTTCACAAACCTATACACATTCACCAAACCTGTACATCAAGAAATGTAGCATAACGTGTGGTCATTCCTGTATATGGAATGCATCTTCTATTTCAATCAATTTTTTTGAAGTGGCATTGCCTTATCTTAATAGACATTGGATTAAAAATTAATTCTAATATACCTTGTGGGATCAATATTTTTGAATGAAAATAATTAATGTTACGTTAAGAAAATTTGGCGCTAAAAAAACCTAAACTTGTACAGCTTTGATTTTTTGGCATCCATTCACCCGCCTGTTGGCGGTTTTTTTATGCCTGCGACAAACAAGGTTTATATGAAATATTGCTGTTGCATAACCTCATAGACCTTAGCCAAAGCAATGTCGGATTAAAGTGTTATCCGTTACAGCAATAGAGAACATCTTTCGTGTGGTTTGCCTTCTGTAATCCTACTGAAAGGAATTGCGCATGCCCCCAAGAATTCCTAAAGCCTGCCGTAAACGTGGATGCGGTAAATCAACTACAGACAGAAGCGGATACTGCGAAGTGCATAAAGGCGCTGGCTGGGATCGGCACAATAAAGGGCAGTCAGCAGCACAGCGAGGCTATGGTGCTGAGTGGCGAAAGGTAAGGAACACAGTTATCAAGCGCGACAAGGGGTTGTGTCAGACCTGTAAGCGTGAGGGCGTCATTCGTCCCGGTTCAAGCGTCGACCATATCATCGCTAAGGCTCATGGGGGTACAGACGACCCGAGCAATCTCGAATGCATTTGCACAGAACATCACAAAGCTAAAACCGCGAGAGAGCGACTGAGCGTGATGCGGTGAAGAATGCAGGTCATCAGGGAGAGTGAGCAGGGAGGGGCGGGGGTAAATCTCTGGTGAATAAAGCGTTCCAGACTGCCCGCCCCGCTAAATTTTTACGCGTGAGAAATAAGAATTTTTTTCCGGGAGGCTTTCCGCCGTTTTTTGCTCAGCCAGGAGGTGAATTTATGGCCGGAGTCCGGGCCGCTGGTGGAGGTCGAAAGAAGAATCTCCCTGTAAGCGGCAAAAGCTCAATTACAAATATCAGACCGCCACAAGAGCTAATGAGCGCCGTGGCGGTGAAGGTCTGGAAAAGCACCTCAAAGATACTTATTGAGCGTGGTTTATTTGAACCGGAGGACGCTCCTGTCCTCATGGCCTACTGCAATGCATTTCACCTCATGATCGAAGCCGAGAAGATGATCGCAACCAGTGGAATCATTGCTACCGGCGAGAGCGGCATCAAAAAACATCCCGCGATTAATGTTCGAAACGATGCCGTAGCGCAGATAGCCAGGCTTGGCTCGTTGCTGGGCCTGGACCCTATGAGTCGTGCGCGTATGCTCGGCGCGGGTACGCCTGACGATGAAGAGGGAAATGAATTTAATGAGTTTTAACTTATGGCGACCTATCCGAACGTTAACGACGCGAATCGCTACGCGCGGGATGTTGTCGCTGGGAAGATTCTCGCCTGCCGTTATGTAAAGCTCGCGTGTCAGCGCCATCTTAATGACCTTGAGCGGGCCAAAGATCAGCGCTGGCCATACAGGTTCGACAGAGATAAAGCCGAGCGTTTTTGTCGCTTCTCGCAAAAAATGCCCCACACGTCCGGCGAATGGGCCCGTAAAAAGCTCCGGTTGACGCTGGAGGACTGGCAAAAGTTTTGTTTCTGCGTTTCGTTTGGCTGGGTTCGCAAATCAGATGGACTTCGCCGCTTCCAGGAGATTTACATCGAGGTTCCCCGTAAGAACGGGAAATCACTCATTGCTGCCAGCGTGGGCATTTACATGTTCTGCGCGGACGACGAGCACGGCGCTGAAGTTTACTGCGGAGCCACGACAGAAAAGCAGGCGTTTAAAGTCTTTGAACCTGCGCGCCAAATGGTGCAGAAACTCCCGGCGCTGCGTAAGCGCTTCTCAATAAAGCCGTGGGCAAAAAAAATGACCCGGCCCGATGGCTCGGTGTTTGCGCCGATTGTCGGCGATCCTGGTGATGGTGACTCGCCGAGCTGTGCGATTATCGACGAATATCACGAACACGCCACAGATGCGCTTTACACGACAATGACGACCGGGCAAGGGGCGCGTGAACAGCCCCTGACGCTCATCATCACGACAGCGGGCTACGATATTGCCTCGCCCTGTTATGACAAGCGCTCACAGGTGGTAGAAATTCTTGAAGGCATTCGCTCTGACGGTGCAAATGAGACGATTTTCGGCATCATTTACACCCTTGATAAGGATGACGACTGGACCTCTGAGGAAGCCATTCGGAAAGCGAACCCTAACCTTGGCGTTTCGCTCAAGCCTGAATTTCTGCGCGCCAAGCAGGAGCTTGCAAAAACCACCCCGAGCCAGACTAACAAGATCCTCACAAAGCACTTTAATTTGTGGGTATCAAGTAAAGCCGCGTTTTACAACATGCAGCGCTGGCAGGAGGCCGCCGACCCGTCGCTGACGCTGGCGGATTTTGAGGGGGAACCTTGTTACCTCGGAATAGACCTGGCTTCAAAGCTCGACCTCAACGCCGTGGTGCCTGTGTTCATGCGGGAAATCGACGGGCTTAAACACTTTTACTGCGTCGGCGCTCAGTTCTGGGTGCCAGAGGATACGGTCTACTCAACAGATCCGCAGCTAAAACGCACCGCCGAGCGCTATCAGTCATTTGTAAATCAAGGTGTGCTGATCCCGACCGATGGCGCAGAGGTCGATTATCGGGTGATTTTCGAGTCGATTCTCAGGCTCCGTAACAAGGTGAAAATCGAGATATGCCCCATCGACCCTTACGGCGCGACGTCACTGGCGCATATGCTCAACGATGAAGGGCTAAATCCTGTCACCATTACGCAGAACTTTACGAACATGTCCGACCCGATGCGAGAAATCGAGGCCGCGCTCGCGGCTGGCCGTTTCCATCATGACGGGAATCCGATCCTGACTTGGTGCATCCAGAATGTTGTCGGCAAGTATTACGCAGGCTCTGACGACGTTGTCCGACCGACCAAAGAGGGCAACGAGAACAAAATCGATGGCGCAGTAGCAATGATGATGGGGGTTGGCCGGGCCATGCTCAACGAGCCAGGTGATTTCCTTTCAAATCTTGATGATGAGGATATTTTAACGCTATGAAATTACACGACGTTTTCGGCGTTGTGGGCTTCTGCTTGCTTATCTCCGCTAGTTATTTGCGGTGGGGAACGGCTCCGGCGATGGCTGTCGCGGGCGGTGGCCTGCTTTTAAACGGTCTCGCGATGGCCCGCAAAAGGGGGCGCTGATGTTCCTTGACGCGTTTTTCCGTTCAGACCCTAACGCGGAGCCGGGTAATCCAGAAAATCCTGCCACACCGCTGACAGGCGAGAACATCGCGACAACCTCCGGCATGATTTCTGACGTTTTTGTCTCTCCTGAGACGGCGATGAAACTGGCGGCGGTCTATTCCTGCATTTATGTGCTCTCGTCGAACCTGGCACAAATGCCGCTACACGTTTTGCGGCGCGAGGGGAAAACCGTTCGGCAGGCAACTGAACACCCGGTTTTCTATCTCGTTCATGACGAGCCGAACCCGTGGGAAACCTCATATAAATGGCGCGAACTGATGCAACGCCACGTTTTAGGTTGGGGCAATGCGTACACAGAGATCAAACGCAACCGGCGCGGCGAGGTTGTCGAGCTGGCGCACCGGATGCCGTGGGAGTCGTGCCTGACCAAATTTGATGGCCGCTGGCGTTACGGTATTTACACCGAGGACGGAAGCTGGTCGGTTCACCCCGACGATATGGTTCACATTAAGGCGATTGGTAACTGCGACAAATGGGGGCTCTCCCCGATTATGCAGCACGCGCAAACCATCGGCCTGGGGCTCTCAGGGCAGAAGTACACAGAGAGCTTTTTTAACGGCAACGCGCGCCCGGCGGGGATAGTGTCCGTCAAGCAGGAGTTGAACGATAAATCGTGGGATCGGCTTAAAAAAATCTGGCAGAAAGCCGCCGCCGCGCTCCGTTCGCAGGAAAACAAAACGCTCTTGCTCCCTGCCGAGTTGGATTACAAAGCCCTGACCATATCGCCGGTAGACGCGCAGCTCGTCGAAATGATGAAGCTAAACCGCAGCATGATAGCCGGAATTTTCAATGTCCCGGCACATATGATTAACGACCTCGAAAAAGCGACGTTTTCCAACATTTCTGAGCAGTCGATCCAGTTTGTGCGATTTACGATTATGCCGTGGGTTGTTAACTGGGAGCAGGAGCTAAACCGCCGCCTGTTTACCCGGCAGGAGCTGGCCGCCGGTTATTACGTCAAATTCAATCTGGCCGGGTTGTTGCGTGGTACGCCGAAAGAGCGAGCCGAGTTCTACCACTACGCGATCACCGACGGCTGGTTAAGCCGTAACGAAGTGCGAGCGCTGGAAGATAAAAATCCGGTTCCGGGGCTTGATGAAATGCTCGTTTCGGTTAATGCCGCGCAGACAAGCGGAAGTAAAGACAAAACCCCGGAGGGAAACCCTGACAATGAGTGATATTGAAAAGCGCTGTTACGTTGGTGAAGTCCGCGCCGCTGAGGTTGAGGGCGAACCAACCAAAATTATTGGCTATGCGTCTGTATTTAACAGCCGTTCAGAGCTGATTTTCGGCTCGTTCCGCGAAGTGATTAAGCCGGGAGCGTTTGACGATGTCCTCGGCGACGATGTTCGCGCCCTGTTTAACCATGACCCGAATTTTATTTTAGGACGCAGCTCGGCGGGGACGTTGTCCCTCTCTGTCGACGACAGAGGCTTGCGTTACGAAATCACAGCTCCGCAAACGCAGACAATCCGCGATCTGGTTCTCGCGCCGATGCAGCGCGGAGACATTTCACAAAGCTCCTTTGCGTTCCGTGTCGCCCGCGATGGCGAACGCTGGTATCAGGATGAAGACGGCGTCGTCGTTCGCGAAATTACTCGCTTTTCCCGCTTGCTGGACGTTTCGCCTGTCACCTATCCGGCTTATCAGGAGGCCGACAGCGCCGTCCGTTCGCTGGAGCAGTGGCGCAGCCAACAGGCAGAGCAGGATCAGCGCAGCGCTGAGGCGCGGCAAAAGCAGACGACAGAGAAAGCCGCTCGCGAGCGAGTTCTTGACCTGTTAGCGCGACCGTAACTAACCCTTTAATTAAACAACCTCGCTTCGGCGGGGTTTTTTTATATCTAAAAAAGAGTGATTGACCTTATGAAATTGCACGAAATGCAGCAAAAACGCGCCACTATCGCCGCTGAAATGCGCGCCCTGAACGAAAAAATCGGCGATGCATCTTGGACTGAGGAGCAGCGCAGCCAGTGGGACAATGCAAAACACGAATACGACAAGCTCGACGCGGCGATTAAGCGCGAGGAAGAACTCCGCGCGATGGATAATATCCTCGCAGCCGAAAACGAACCCGAACACCGCAACAACCCGGAGGGCTCCGAAGATGAACGTCGCGCCGCTGTTTTCGACAAGTTTGTCCGCCACGGCTTAGGGGAGCTGTCAACGGAAGAAAAGCGAACTCTAAAAGAGTTTCGCGCCCAGGGTATCGACGACGGTCAGGGCGGCGGTTCTAAAGGCGGTTTCACCGTGCCGAAACAGTTCCGAAACCGTGTCGTTGAGGCAATGAAAGCCTACGGCGGGATCGCGGGTGTTTGCCAGATTCTGAGCACCTCTAACGGTCAGACTATTGACTGGACTTACAGTGACGGCACCGCCGATATGGGCGTGATGCTCGGAGAGAACGAGGAAGCGAGCGAAGGCGATGTCACTTTCGAACCGATCACTATCGGTGCCAAAAAAATGACGTCGAAAATTATCCGCGTTTCTAACGAGCTGTTACTCGATAGCGGCATAGACATGAACGGCTATCTTGCCGCACGTATCGCGCAGCGCCTGGGCCGTGGCGAAGCGGCGCAAATCGTTAACGGTGACGGCACCGGTAAAAACGTTAAAGGCCTGGCTAAGTGGGTGAAGAATACCACGACCGCCGCAGCCGCTGACGCGTTCACATGGGAGGAGTTGCTCGCGCTGAAACACAGCGTCGATCCGGCCTACCGCAATTCGCCGAAATTCCGCTTTGCATTTAACGACAATACCCTGCTGAAAATCTCCTCTATGAAAGATGCGCAGGGCCGCCCGCTCTGGCTCCCGGATGTGGTTGGTATGGCACCGGCGACCGTACTCAACGTGCCTTACGTTATCGATCAGGCGATTGCCGATATTGGCGCGGGTAAACAGTTCGTTTATTGCGGTGACTTTGACCGCTTCATCTTACGCCGTGTGGCGTACATGACCCTGATGCGACTCACTGAGCGTTACGCGGAATTTGATCAGGTTGGTTTCCTGGCATTCCATCGCTTCGACTGCGCTCTCGAAGATGCCGCAGCGGTTAAAGCGCTGGTCGGTAAAGACGAGGCAAAGTAACCGGGGTGACACTTGATCCGACCGCGCTCTCTGTCGCGGTCGGGGCGACCTCGCCAATTAAAGCAAGTGTCACCCCTGCAAACGCCACAAACAAGGCGCTTAACTGGACGTCAGGAGACGAAGCCATCGCAACCGTTGACGCCTCCGGCGTTGTGACTGGCGTCGCTGAGGGCGGCCCGGTAGACGTTACCGCGACAGCGGCGGACGGCTCCGGCGTTTCTGCTTCCTGCGCCGTCACTGTCACAGCGGAAAAGCGAACTAAATCTAAATAACGCCCTCCGGGGCGTTTTTTATTGAGGCCGAGCCGTGATTCTTTCCCTTTCAGAAATTAAAGCGCAGTTGCGTATTGAGGAGGATTTCACCGAGGAGGACGCGCTTTTAACCCTCCTCGGCGGGGCCGCTGAGGCCCGCACCTCGAATTACCTCAACCGCAGGTTATACGCGACGGAAGTCCCCGACACTGACGAGGACGGACTCGTCGTCTCTGACGATATCCGCCAGGCAATGCTGATGCTCTGTAGTCATTTTTATGAAAACCGATCATCAACGTCTGATGTGGAAATCACAGACATGCCGCAGTCGTTTAAATGGCTTGTCGATGCATACAGGTTTATCCCGCTATGAAAAGAAGCCCGTCACAGACAGCGACGCGCTATTCGTTTCCCGACCCCGGAGAGCTTAACCGACGCGTTCAGTTTAGAAAGCGCGTTGATTCACCGGCGGCTGATTTCGGCACGGAAAGCGAGGAGATCGACACGTTCCGGGCGTGGGCGAGACTCCAGCAAACCGGCGCAACGACTTATCAGTCCTCTGTTCAGACCGGCGAAGCCGTGACGCACCTCATCACGATCCGCTACCGGTCTGGCATGTCGAGCGAGTGGCAAATCGTGTTACCCGGAGGTGAGGTTTTGCGTGTCCGGCGAATCCGCGATCTCAATTCCGAGCGCCGGTTCCTGCTGCTGGAGTGCGAGAGCCTCGGCGACGCGGATCACTACAGCGGGGCGGTGTATGGCTGATTCTCCTCTCTTTCACGTCGATTATGACGTCCCGGAGCTGATGGAGTTTAAACGCCCCGTCATGCGCCAGGCGTTCGTCAAAATCGGTCAGGTTCACATGCGGGACGCCCGTCGGCTGGTAATGAAACGGGGGACGTCGAAACCCGGCGAAAACCCCGGATACAAAACCGGCAGGCTGGCGCGCTCAATCGGCTATTACGTTCCGCGCGCCTCGAAAAACCGTTCCGGGATGATGGTGCGTATCGCACCGAACCAGAAGCGGGGCGAGGGAAACCGCCGTATTGAGGGCGACTTTTACCCGGCTTTCCTGTTCTACGGCGTTCGCCGTGGCGCGAAGCGGCAGCGCTCGCACCATAAAGGCAAATCCGGCGGCTCCGGGTGGAAGGTGGCCCCACGTAATAACTACATGACCGAAGTGTTAGCGCGTCGCAAAGCCTGGACGCGCTACACACTGCAACGCGCGTTACGAAAAGCCTTGCGGCCGCCGAAGGTCAGGAGGGTAAGGGCATGAAATTATCGTTAATTATCGAGGCGTTGAGAGCGCGGGCTCCGTCTTTTAAATCCCGAGTCGCGGGCGCGGCTGAGTTTCAGGCGCTGGAGTCTAACGCAAAGATGATGCTCCCCGCCGCATACGTCATTCCGACCGGCGATACCGTCTCCCGCCAGGAGTCGCAAACCGACTATTACCAGGTTGTGAATGAGGGTTTTGCCGTGGTTGTCGTGCTTGATAACAGGCGGGATTTGCGCGGCCAAACCGCCGCGTTTGATGCCGTCGATTCAATCCGGGCGGAGATATTCGGCGCGATTCTTGGATGGGAGCCGGACGATTGCACACACCAGATCACCTATGACGGCGGGCTGGTGGTCGAAATGAACCGCGCCGCGCTTTATTACCAGTTCGATTTCACCGCTGAACGGGAAATAACCGACATAGACACGCGCCATCACCGCGATCTGGACGAGCTTGTCCCGCTCGAAACGGTGGCTGTCGATGTGGACTTTATCGACCCCGGCAACGGGCCGGACGGCGACATCGAGCATCACGACGAAATCCACTTCACGGAGTAACTCTCATGTTTGTCATTCCAGTTAAAGGGCGGAAAGTCCCCGATCCGCTCCGGGGCGACGTTTTGCCCGAAAAGGGGAGAAATGTCGAAAAAACTTCCTACTGGCTCCGCCGTCTCCGGGACGGTGACGTAAAAGAAACCTCTCAAAAAAAGGGCGATTAAATGTCTGTTAGTTTTGATTCCATCCCCTCGAATATCCGCGTTCCGCTGTTTTATGCGGAAATGGATAACAGTAAGGCCAACACTGCGCAGACTTCCGCGCCCGCGCTTCTGATTGGTCAGGCGCTGGAAGATGCAGCCATCGAGCGTAATAAGCTGGTTCTGATGCCGACCGCCGATCAGGCGCGCAAGTTATGCGGACAGGGATCACCGCTGGCGCGCATGGTGGACGCCTATCGCAAAACCGATCCGTTTGGCGAGCTGTATGTTATCGCCGTTTCTGACCCGAAAGGGGCTCCGGCGGTTGGTGAGGTGACGTTCTCCGGCAGCGCTAACGCGTCGGGCGCGGTCTCGCTGTATATCGGTGCCAAACGTATCGCGGGCGCGGTAACGTCCGGCGATTCAGCGCTGGACGCGGCGCAATCCTTGGCAGATGCCATCAATGCCGATCCCGATCTGCCTGTTCTCGCGTCCGCGACTGCTGTTACCAGTGACGTAAAAATCACCGAGCTGACGGTCGCCCCGACGCTGACCATCAAAACCGGCGAAAGCGCAGGCATCGACGTGACCATTGTCCCCGACAATGCCACCAATAAAACCCTCTCCTGGGAATCCGACGACACCGCGATCGCCACGGTTGACGGTGATGGCACCATTACCGGTGTTGCCGAAGGTGCCGCCAACGTTACCGCGACGACGACCGACGGTTCGGGGCTTTCTGGCGTGTGCGAAGTTACTGTTGAGAAAAACGGAACACGGTTAGCCAAACGAAGCCTCAAGAAAGCGACTTCCGCCCGCGCTGGCGATGAAGTTGTCGGGGCAAAAGTCACGCTGACCGCAAAATACAGCGGCGAGGCGGGCAATCAGATCCCGCTGATGCTGAATTATTACGGCGCGATCAGCGGCGAAGAAATCCCGGACGGTCTGACGGTTTCCCTGTCCGCGATGCAGGACGGCGCGGGCGTGGTCAGTCTCGACAACGTGATCGCCGCGATGGGTGACGAGCCGTTCGATTTTATTGGTCTGCCGTATAACGACGCGGCGACGTTAAAGCAGATGGGCGAGGAGATGAATGATTCCTCGGGCCGCTGGAGCTGGTCACGACAGCTCTACGGGCATGTTTACACCGCCAAAATTGGCCCACTGACGGAGCTTGTCGCGTTCGGTGAAGCGCTTAACGACCCGCACCTCACCATTGCGGGTTATGAGCCAAAAACGCAGACCGCGCCGGAAGAGCTTCTCGCGTCCCGCCTGGGCCGTCAGGCGGTGTTTATTCGCAATGATCCGGCCCGACCGACGCAGACCGGCGAGATCACCGGCGCGTTACCGGCTCCGGTCGGTGAGCGTTTCTCCATGACCGAGCGCCAGTCCCTGCTGACTCACGGGATCGCCAGCTCGACCGTTAACAGCGGGACGCTTCTTATCGAGCGTGATATCACGACCTATCAGAAGAACAAATTCGGCGTGGCGGATAACAGCTATCTCGACAGTGAAACGCTTCACACCTCCGCTTATGTTCTGCGCAAGCTGAAATCGGTCATCACGACCAAATATCCGCGACACAAGCTCGCGAATGACGGGACTCGCTTCGGGCCTGGTCAGGCGATTGTCACTCCGTCCGTGTTACGCGGCGAAATCTGCGCCGCTTATCGCGAAATGGAGCTTGCCGGTATCGTCGAGAATTTCGACGTGTTCAAAAAATACCTGATTGTTGAGCGTAACGCTGACGACCCGAACCGCGTTGATGTGCTGTTCCCGCCTGATTATGTGAATCAGCTCCGCGTGTTCGCGCTTAAAAATCAGTTCCGCCTCCAGTATTCGAATGAGGAAATGGCAAATGGGTAAGATTGCAGGCACCTGTTACATCAAAGTTGACGGACTCCAGCTCTCCGCAACCGGCGGCGTGGAGCTTCCTATGAACACGCGTCTTAAAGAGGACGTGATCGCTCTTGATGGCTCTGTCGACTACAAAGAAACGCACCGCGCACCCTATACCAAACTCACCGCGAAAGTTCCGAAGGGGTTCCCGCGCGACAAGCTTATCAGCTCGGAAAACATGACGGTAACGAGCGAACTTGCCAACGGGGACGTGTATGTCCTTTCTAACGCCTGGGTGAATGGCGAAATGAACTATAACCCCGAGGACGGTACGGTCGACATTGAGTTTCACGGTCAGGAGGGCTTTTACCAGTGATTAAAGAAATTACACTTTCACAGCCAGTCATGGCGCATGGCGAGAAACTTCATGTGCTGGAACTCCGCCCGCCGCGCTTCGATGAGGTCGAGGCGCTCGGCTTCCCATTCAATGTGGGCGCGGATGGTGCGATGAAAATCGACAGCGCCGTCGCCCTGAAATACATCCCCGCGCTGGCGGGGATTCCCCGCAGTTCCGCTGAAAAACTGGCGCTCCGTGATGTGTTCATGATCTCCATGCATATCATGGGTTTTTTTACGTCCTCGGAAACGGAAGCGGACTCCGCCGGCGACTCTACAACGTCGCGCATTTCTGGCGAGTAAACCCTTTAGAGCTGAAACGCGCCTCCATCACGGATTTCGCCGAGATGGAGGCCGAAGCCGTTCGCATTAATGAGGAGTTAAAAGGCAATGGCTGATTCATTCGAGCTGAAGGCGATTATCACCGCCGTTGATCGCCTTTCCGCTCCGCTAAAGGGGATGCAACGCCAGCTAAAGGGATTTCAGAAAGAGCTCTCGGGGCTAGCAGTCGGTGCAGGCGTGGCAGGGAGCGCCATTCTCGGAGCAATAGCGGGAGCCTCAAAAGAGGCGATGGGCCTCGAAAACAACATGGCCGACGCCCGCAAGGCAATAGAGGAGCTTCACGACCCGAAAGCATTCCAGAAAATGACAAACGATATCGTCGATATGTCGACGCGGCTCCCGATGGCCGCCGAGGGTATCGCCGAGATCGTCGCTGAGGCGGGGAACGCAGGCATCCCGTTTAACGAGCTGACGCGCTTCGCCGAGGACGCCACAAAAGCCGCCGTCGGGTTTGGTATGACGGCAGCGGATGCCGGACATCAGTTAGCGGTGTGGAGGACGTCGTTTAAGCTGACGCAAGACGAGGTCATGACACTCTCGGATCAGATGAACTACCTCGCCATGACCGGCCCGACGACCGAGAAAAAAATCGGCGCGGTGGTGACGTCTGTCGGCAACCTGGCGACGACGGCGGGCGTTTCAACGCGTGACCTTGCGGCGATTGCTGCAACGATTACCGGCGTTGGGGTGGATGCTGACGTCGCGGGAACCGGGGTTCAGAATTTCATGCTCGCACTGACCAATGCGAACACCGGTAATGCGAAAGCCGTGCTTAAAGCTATCGGCCTGACTTCTGAGGAAGTGGCCAAAGGGATGCAGAAAGACAGCAGGGGGATGATGCTCCGTGTTCTTGAAGGACTGAGCCATGTCTCTAAGGATAAGCAGGCCAAAGGGCTGGAATGGCTTTTCGGCAGGGAGTCAATCAAGGCGATAGCGCCGCTTCTGACTAACCTCGATCTTTTGCGGAAAAACTTTAATGCTGTCTCTGATGCGTCAAAGTATGCCGGAGCCACACAGCGGGAATACGACTCGCGCGTTCACACCACAGAGAAACAACTCCAGATCCTGAAAAACCAGTTTACGGCGATGGCGATTACTGTCGGGAATGAGTTTTTGCCGATGATAGTTAAGGCTGTTGATGCGCTTAAGCCGTTTATGAAGCAGGGACTTGAGTTTATTCGTCAGAATCCTGAAACAGTGAAATCTGTCGCTAAATTAGGAGCGGCTTTGCTTGGCGTTGCCGCTGCAACCGGTGCAGTGAGTCGGGCAATTAAGATAATGAATTTCGCCATGAACATGAGTCCCGCTAAAGCGGCGATAGGGCTTCTCGTTTTTGGCGCATACGAGATTATCGAACACTGGGACGAGGTCGGGCCGGTCATTAAAAAGGTATGGCAGGAAATCGACAACGTTGTTCAAAAAATGGGGGGATGGGAGACAGCTATCAAGTCCATGGCCGCGCTTGCCGCGCTTTATATCGGCGTGAGATTTATCGCGAATATCAGGACGGCTATCGGGATGCAGGACGGTTTGACGGCGGCTGTCGGGCGAACAGCAACCGCTATGAAGGGCATCGGTACTATCAGCCTGATAGCGGGCCTGTTAGAGCTTGGACAATACGCTCAAAAGCTCGAAAAAGAACACCCCTGGCTGATTAAAAATTTTGCCGCTGATTCGTTAAATAGCGGCTTTGGTCTGAATGACAAAATGGATAAATGGGGTAAACAGTTCCACGATTTTGTTTACGACAAAACAGGATGGCAAATGCCGCGAGCTGATGGTTATTTCTCCGGACAAGGATATTCGCCGTTCATACCGTTAGATCGTCCGGTCGGAGGCCGCTCACAAAGCGAGTTAACCGTCACGTTTGAAAATGCACCGCCAGGGATGCGGGTTATTGACCCGAAATCCGGCGATCCGTTTATGTCGGTGAAAACCGATGTCGCATATTCCCCTTTCAGAAACCCACGTTAAACCCGCTCCGGCGGGTTTTTTTATGAGGGCCGATCATGGCATTTGAAACCGGCTGGCGCGCGCGTCTGCAAAGCGCCTCCTTTCGCGGCGTTTCCTTTGAGGTTGAAAGCGATGAGGGCATTTTTGGCCGCCGCGTTCAGGTTCACGAATACCCCAACCGCGACAAGCCGTTTACCGAGGATTTGGGGCGGGCCGCGCGACGGATAACCATCAATGCTTACCTCATCGGCGACGATTACCCCGAGAAGCGCGACCGGCTTATTGCCGCCATCGAGACAGAGGGCGCGGCGACGCTGGTTCATCCGTATTACGGCGAAATGAAAGGGAATGTCGACGGTCAGGTACGCGTGACGCACAGCAATCAGGAGGGGCGAATGTGTCGCGTGTCGTTTCAGTTCGTTGAGTCCGGCGAGCTAACATTCCCGACATCCGGCACGGCAACCGACGCGAGCCTCGACAGCTCGGCGAGTTCTCTGGCCGATGCTATCTCCGGCGCTTTCTCGGCGTTCTCCCTCGACGGGTTAAGCGATTTTGTTCAGAGCGGCGTTCTGGCTGACGCGGCGGAGATGTTCGACGTTATCGCCGACGCGTTCACAATGGTGGATTCCGGTATCTCCGCCGCGATGCGACTTGTACAGGGCGATTTGTCAGTGATCCTGATGCCGCCGAGTTCCGCTAATGATTTTGTTCGTAACCTGCAAAAAGCCTGGCGGGCCGGGACACGTCTTACCGGCGATGCCTCGGATCTGGTCACGATGGTTAAGACCATCAGTGGCGTAACGGTTGATTCCGGGTTAGCACCTCGCGGCGTCTGGAGTTCTGACAGCGGGACAACCGCCTCACGCAAGGCTCAAACGAACCTTGTCGCCTCGACGATGCGCGTCGTCTCGATATCTGAAGCAGCGCGCGCGGTCGCGCAAATCCCGTCGCCGCCGGGTAACAGCGCATTGCAGGGCGGCGCGAACTCTGTATCGGATATCGTCAATATCAGTCATCCCGCGCTGGATTCACAGTCCGCCACCACGGCGCGCGCCACTCCGGCAACCTGGGACGACTTAACGGATATCCGCACCGCGCTGAATGCGGCGATAGACAGCGAGCAGGCCCGCACAACGGACGATGCCGTTTTTATGGCGCTGACGAGGCTCCGGGCCGATCTCAACAAAGATATCTCGTCGCGTCTGGCGCAGGTTGAGAAAACGGTCTCCCGGATACCGTCCGAATCGCTCCCGGCGGTTGTGCTGGCGGCGCAGTGGTTCGACGACGCCAGTCGGGAAACTGACATCCTCTATCGCAATAACATAGCGCACCCCGGCTTTGTGCCGGTGGTGCCGCTGAGGGTTCCCGTCCGATGAATAACACCGTTTTTTTACGCGTGAACGGTCGCGAGTGGGGCGGGTGGACGTCCGTTCGCATTTCCGCAGGTGTAGACCGCGCCGCGCGAGATTTTAACGTCGAAATCACCCGACAATGGCCCGGCGCGACAGAGTCCATGCCGCAGATAAAGAACGGCGACGCGGTCGAGGTCAGAATCGGTGACGACCTTGTTCTCACAGGCTGGATCGAGGCGACCCCCGTCCGCTACGACGCGCGGTCGTTAAGTATGGCGATTGTCGGGCGCAGCAAAACCGGCGATCTGATTGATTGCACCGCCACGCCCGCGCAGCACTCCGGGGCGACGCTTGCGGAGATTGCCGCCTCGCTGGCCGCGCCGTTTAAAGTGAATGTCATCGACGCAGGCGCGCCGACGACCGCGCTTATTGATGCGCAGCCGCAGCACGGCGAAACGGTCATTGACTGCCTTTACCGGCTTCTTGGTCAGGTTCAGGCGCTGGTTTATGACAACGAAAAGGGCGAACTCGTCCTCGGTGTCGTCGGTTCGGCGAAAGCCGCGACGGCGCTCGTTCTCGGTGAAAATATCCTGTCGTGTGATACCGAGCGAAGCATCAAAGACCGTTTCTCTGAGTATCTCGTTACCGGGCAGCGACCGGGAACGGACGACGATTTTGGCGAGGCAACCATCGCCGCTATTAAACAAAAAAGCGGTGACAGCGCGATCACCCGTTACCGTCCCTACACAATCCAGCAAAGCGGCGCGGCGACATCGGCGACCTGTAAAGCCCGGTGTGAGTTTGAGCAGGCGCAGCGCGCCGCGAAAACGCGCGAAACGACTTACACCGTTCAGGGTTGGTGCCAGGGTAACGGCGCGTTATGGGCACCAAATATGAAAGTTATCGTCTACGACCCGTTTTGCGGCTTCGATAACGAGGAGTTGATTATCGGTGAGGTGACATTCATTAAAGGCGATCAGGGAACGACGACGGAGCTTCGCGTCGCGCCCGCTGATGCGTATCTCCCGGAGCCCGCCGCAGCAAAAACCAAAAAGGCGAAAAAGGAGATCGTGTTCTGATGGGTATTAAGCAGGCGATTTCTAATCTCGCAGCGCGTGCCGTTCTGGCAGCGCTGGACTCCTCCAGAAAATGCCAGGTCGCAGGGTTAAAACTGATTGCCGGGGATACGAAAGAGAACGTCGAATACATCGAGCCTTACGGCTTTACGTCAACCGCACACGCAGGCGCGGAGGCGGTTGTCCTGTTCCCGTCGGGTGACCGTTCTCACGGCGTTGTTATCTCTGTTTCTGACCGGCGTTACCGGCTGAAAGGGCTCAGGTCTGGCGAGGTGGCCGTCTATACGGACGAGGGCGATTCGATTGTTCTCAAACGCGGGCGCGTCACCGAGATAACGACATCCGAGCTTGTGGTTAATGCTGAGTCGAAAATTTCGCTCAACGCCCCGCAGCTCGTCGTTAATGCATCCTCCGGTGTCTCGTTCACGACGCCGACCATCACAACAAGCGGAGACTTTTCAGCGGCGGGCGAGGTATCCGACGGCGTCGGCACCATGTCGGCAATCCGCACCACATATAACGGACACACGCACACCGCCCAGGGGGAAACCGCAGAAACGACCGGCCCTTCTGCTTCAATGGGGTAACGCATGATCATCTTTGTAAATGGCTTACTGAAAGAGTCGACCGACTATTTCGACGACCTTACCCGCTCCGTGATCATCTCGCTTTTTTCCTGGCGACGCGCGGAGGCGGACGACGACACCGAAATGCCTTTCGGATGGTGGGGCGACACTTATCCGAGTGTCGGGAACGACCGGATCGGCTCCCGCCTGTACCTGCTGCAACGAAGCAAACTGACCAACGCAACCGCGACGCGCGCGAAGGATTACGCACGCCAGGCGCTCGCCTGGATGGAGGAGGACGGCGTCGCCGCGCGCGTCGACGTGGCCGCCACCCGAACCGGAATTAACTCGCTTCAACTGGAGGTCACTGTCTGGCAGCAGGACGGCAGCAAACACGCAATTATTTTCGATGACATATGGCAGGAGGTGTTAAATGGCTGACTCCGGTTTCTCGCGTCCAGATTTGCCCAATCTGATCGCCACAATCAGAAGTGATTTACTCACGCGATTTGAGACGGACGTCGTTCTCCGTCGCCTTGATGCGGAAGTCTATTCACGCGTGATGGCCGCTGCCGTACACACGCTTTATGGTTATCTCGATTATCTGGCGCGAAACATGCTTCCCGATCTTGCGGACGAGGAGTGGCTTTCGCGACACGGGAACCTGAAACAAGTCCCGCGCAAGCAGCCAACCACGGCGGGCGGCTATGCGCGATGGGAGAGCGTGTCGTCGGGGATCACGCTGCCCGCCGGGACAGAAATGCAGACTGACGAGCAAAAGCAGTATGTAACGACCGCAGACGCGACCGTTAACGATGAGGGAGTTCTTCGCGCACTGATTGAAGCGGTTGACGCTGGCACAGGCGGGAACCTTGATGACAAAACGCCGCTTCGCCTGATGACGCCAGTCGCGGGACTTTCTTCAACATGCTATGCGGAGTCGGTTGAAGGTGGAACGGATTTAGAAACGCTGGAGGACTGGCGTTCGCGAATCATGGCGCGCTGGTACTACACGCCGCAGGGCGGCGCGGATGCCGATTACCGGATATGGGCGACTGACGTCGCGGGGATCACCCGCGCCTGGGTGTTCCGCCATCATGCCGGACGCGGGACGGTTGGCGTGATGCCTGCTAACAGCGACTTAGATAATCCGGTGCCGGATGAGACGTTAATCGACGCGGTTAAACAGTACATTCTTCCGCTTGCGCCGGTGGCCGGTTCAGGCTTGTTTGTTTTCCCGCCGACGCTGAGAAAAATCGACTTCGAAATCGCGCTTGCTAAAGATACTCCGGCAATCAGGGCAGCGGTAACGAAAGAGATTAAATCGGCGCTGTTCAGGGACGGCGAGCCGTCAGGAAAGATTTATCTTTCTCGTATCAGTGAGGCGATCAGCCTGGCGACTGACCAGTTCGCGCACCGCCTGATTTCGCCAGCGAAAGACGTAGAGCTCGGCACCTATGAATTACCGGTTATCGGGGAGATAACGTGGTCGAACTACAACGAATCTGACGTTGAAATAGATGTCGCCCTGAGTTCGTTCTCACCGAACCCCGTCACGCTGCCGGACAGCCCGGACGCATTCGCGACCGCCACCTTCACGCCTGAGAATCTGCCGTCGCTGGATGGGGTTAACATCACCTGGGACTTTGTCCCGGCAGGCGAGGGCGAGCCTGACCCGTCGACCCTTTGCGTCATTACCCCGAGTGCAGATAACAGCGGCGTGAAAGCAACCGGCCTTGCTCCGGGGACAGTTCATGTCCGGGTTACTGTCGAGTACAAAGGCAAGACCGCGACGGATAACTCCTATCTCGATATTGAGGAGGTTACGTGGCTGTAGAGGACGAATATACCCGCCTGTTAAAACGGCTTTTACCGCCTGGCCCCGCCTGGGAGGGGAATAATCCCCTCCTCGAAGGGCTCGCGCCGTCTCTGGCGCGGGTACATGCGCAGTCGTCGGCATTAATGCGCGAGATTGATCCGGGGGCAGCGGTGCAGCTCCTCGACCGTTACGAGGCGTTATGCGGGCTGCCTGATGAATGCACCATTGAAGAGACGCAAACCCTCTCGCAGCGACAGCGGCGACTGGCGGCAAAGGTCAACGGTTACGGCGGTATTAACGAGGCGTTTTACCGGCGACAGCTCGATGCGCTCGGCTATCGGTCTGTTTCAATCACGCAGTATCAAAACGAGGCGGAGAATCCGCGCCCGGATATCGCCACGGACGACGACTACCGCTATTTGTGGCAGGTGAATATTCCCACGCTCGCGACGATTGACGTCATGACATGTACTTCCAGTTGCGTTGGCAGCCTTCGCACGTGGGGCGATACGGTCATTGAATGCGTGATTAACAAGGTTTCGCCCTCTCATACCGAAGTCGTGTTCGCGTACACGGAATAAAGCGCTTCCTTTCCAGTTAACCCCGCTCCGGCGGGGTTTTTTATGAGGTAATTACTTTGCATCGTATAGACACCCCCACAGCACAGCAGGGCAAATTCGGCGCGGGCAAAAACGGCTTCACGGCTGGCGATCCGACGCTCGGCGTTCCGGCGACACAGCTCGACGAGACCTTTTTCGATTCGGTTCAGGAGGAGATTTGCGCCGTTATCGAGGGAGCCGGGATTCAGCTTAAAAAAAGCGACCGCGCGCAGCTCTCCGCCGCCATCGATAAGATGATTCAGGCAAAGCATGAGCTGGCGCTCCTGATTAAGAACAATCTTTCAGACGTCGACGACGTCGAGCAGGCGCGGAAAAACCTCGGTCTCGGAAAGTTGGCGTTAAAAGACAGCGTGACGGCTTTCGACGTTAACGCCATTCCTAATGGTGGGCAGTTGGGTACTACCCACCTGGACACGCTGACTGGCTCAAAATACGGGCGCTATTATCAACAATACACGGCAAACGCGACAGCAGCGAATGGTTATCCGACGAACGTTGCCGGAGCGCTGGACGTTATTCAGAATGGCGCTGGCAGCTCCGAAGGGTGTACACAGGAATATCGCCCTTACACCTCGAATGTCTGTTACCGCCGGTATTACAGAGGAGACAGTAAAGCCTGGTCGTCGTGGGAGTATGACCTTACGAGCGCGGGCGGCGTCATCAACGGGTTCGTAGAAATTACCGGAGATGCGCGATCAGTGACTATTAAGCCTAAAACGGCTAACAACGGTTACTATTTCTTTGGTCGTAAGTCAGATAACACCAATCATTTTTATCTCGGGCAGGGTTCCAATAATTCCGACAATGTAACTTGGGGTAACTATCTTACTAATTCCTCTATTTCTCTTGTTGCTGGTGGTGTGGCTGTTTCGGGTACAATAACCCCCTCTAACTGGAGTAACTTTGACGCCCGTTATCAGGCTAAAAACACTGCAAACAGGGCTTCTAGTGGCTGGTTTAAGGATGGTTCGACAGGGCTGATCTTTCAGTGGGGAGTTGCACGTCGTTCTGGAGATTCTACAAAGATTGCTTTTCCTATAGCTTTCCCTAACGCATGTCTTAACGTTCAGCTTACTCTTGCATGGGGGGGAAGTTTCCATGACCAGAATATATACGCGCAGCTAACCGACCGCACCGCCTTTAACTATATTGCTGGTGGTGGCGAGACTACGGCTTATTTTTTCGCAGTGGGTTATTAATCATTAGGGCATATTTTTATGGGCTTAATGCTTTTTACGGTAGCGCTGGAGATTGATTATCGAGCTTCCGGTGCGCTGTCCAATGATGCCCCATAAGTGACGATCTTTATCACTCATTAATTGAAGGGCAGGCAGACGGGAGAATCATGACTTCGGATGAAACGGGACAACCTAAGTTGATTCAACTAGCAATCGACTGGCGAGCAAAAGCTGAAACACGGCGTCATATGCTGCTATCACAAGCTCATAGCGTAACTTCGGACTGGCGTATTGAGTTGATGCTTGGTGCACTTCCTGATGCAGACAAGGCCAGCCTGTCACGGTGGATGGAGTACATTCGCAAAGTGAAGGCGTTGAGCTTTATCTGCGTTAGTGATGAGCAAAGTTTTAAGGCAATCACTTGGCCTGTAAAGCCTGGCTAACCCGTTGGGGCTAAAGCTGAGTTGCGCACCGCCTTCGGGCGGTGTCTTCTTGTAATGGTCTCGTATCATATTGATCGGTGAAAGCGATCAATATTGTCTTATTGATCTACAGTACCAATTTCAAAACTTGCCGTCATGCTGGTAGTGTGCCCACAAAAACCAAGTGGGTATTGTTATGTTTCCTAGGCTTACTGCCGGCGCAAAACTATTCTTAGTTATTCTGTTTGGCGGCGGATTTATGCTTATTGCATTGATCGCGTACATGCTTACACCATCGGCTTCCAGCACACAGCATTTCAGAAGGGCTTTACCCGTCAGGCTCAACTGCGATGAGCACGATTTCATTTTTGAAGGAAATGGAGAAGAGGCAAAAGAGCACATTCGGCAACTCCGGACGCGGCATTACGCTCACTTCTGTCTGAAGCGAGTTGGAGAGCGTCAATGGGATGTTTACGCTAAGTAGTAGTCGTATCGTTTACCTGTGACGTCAGCCAGCACAAATGACATCAACCAAAGTTCACTTTGAGCCAGAAGCGGACATATCGCATGTGGAAATGCGGGTTACTGCAATACAACTGCACCTGCAATTAAAAGTTAATCCTTATAAAATTTCAGAGTCTGCATGCTTCGGTAATTTGATCTGAATACTCAGCGCAGAATGCAAGGTACGCAGCTTGAATACGGACGGAAAACACCGCATACGCGCCAAGGTTTTTTGCCTCCAACGCAGACCTTTGAAGGTGAGAGTAAGGATCTGACGATAGCTGGCGTAAAAATGGTGCTAATCAATACTCCCGGCGAATCCGACGAGAATGTGGTAGCAGATAATGGACGGTATTGCCAAAGGCATGACGCCGGATGAACTGGTTCAGCCAGTAAAACTGCCTGTTAAGCTGGCCCGGCATCCTTACCTGCAGGAGTTTTACGGGAGCGTGGCCTTTACCGTAAGGGGCATCTACGCGCAGCAAGCGGGGTGATTCGACGGCAACGCGACGCAGATGTATCCGCTTACCGAAAAAGAGAGAGCTACACGCCTGCTTGAAATGACGGGTGGCAAGCTAAAAATGCTGGCCAGTGCACAAAAATCCCTTGCCGCAGGCGAGTTCCAGTGGGCGACCGAGCAGGCTGATTATGTTCTGGCCGTGGATCCGCGTAATACAGAGGTCAGAAAGCTAAAAGCTGAGGCACTGACAGCGCTGGGTGAACGGCAGGCCAATTCGACTGCACGTAATTATTACCTCACCACTGCGCAGTACCTGAAAAAAATCCATAAAGACTCTATATTCGGCAACTTAACCGGATGCCAGTAG